TTAACCCTTAACAGGAAAAACCATGTCCACAGTTATTAAATTAACGAAGAGCATGGTGCGAAAAACCAAAGCACTCGCCAAATTTCTAGCATTCATTGCTCTTCCTTTAGGATTCCCAGTTGCCACAGTCGTGACGATGCGACTGAGTTATCTTGGATTCTAAATCAAACAAAACTCACGAGGACGATGTCGACTTCATGTTGAAGAGACCACTATTTTATATGGTGTTCTTACCATCCTGTCTCGCCATCGTTCCTTGTACTCTAGCTGTTTCAGTCATCTGGTATCTACAATATTATCACTAATTGAGGTTTCAAAAGACCTAAATAGTAGTGAGGATATTATGTCTAGATTGATTGAATATTACGAACGAATGATTGACTGGTTTCAAGTCACATTCGAAATAGACTATTATAAATTAATATTAATGGCTTTCCTATTTGGGATGGCTCTTGGTTTGTTTATACAAGGAATATGGTTATGACAAAAAGTTTGTTAAGAGATGTGGAAAATTTTGACAAGATGGTAGAGAAAACTTCTGACCCACGCATTAAAGAAATGTGGAAAAACAAAAAAGATTTAAAGAAAAAAATCGAACAGAGAGAAAATGGCACCAGAGGAACTACTAGCTCGTAGAATCGCAAAACTTGAGAAAGTTATAAAAGCTGCTCAAGACCATGGGTTCAAACAAATGTGGTCTTCCCATTTATTCCATTTAAGACAATTACAAAAAAAGAGAGTTAATTAATGACAGCTTATTCAAATGCATTCCCAGCAGACTTATCACCATTAAATCCTAATGGCTTTACATTCAAAGTGTCTAGATTACCTGATACAACTTTCTTTGTACAATCTGTAAACTTGCCTGGAATAAATCTAGGTGAATTTATGCAAGCTACTCCTCTTGTTGCTAGTCCTATCCCTGGAGAAATAATTACTTACCAAGATCTTTCAGTAGAGTTTCAAGTTGATGCTCAAATGATAAATTGGAAAGCTATACATGACTGGATGATTGGACTCGGATATCCCGAAAAGCACGAACAATATCTTTCTTACTTAACATCTGATGAGAAAGCTAAGATATCAGAAATATCTCAAAACTATTCAGATGCAACACTTCAAGTCCTATCTGGACAAAACACACCAGTGAAAACCTTTACATTTGTAGACTGTTTCCCTACTGCTCTAGACCCTATACAGTTCGAGTCTAAAATGCAGGATGTTATGATGGTTTCAGCTCGTGCAACCTTTAAATTTACATATTATAACATCTCTTAATCCTTTACTTTTAACTAATTTTAGAATAGAATAGACCTTGTATAAGGAGTATTTACAATGAATTTGACAGAACTACAAGACGAATGGAAAGCTGACTCTATTATAGATGACGATCATCTAGATAAAGAAGCTGTTCGCATTCCTAACTTACATCAGAAGTATTTAAAATTTTTGATGGAGTATAAATTAAAACTTACAAAGCATAGAGCAGAGTTTCATGCCTTACGAAGATTAAAAATAAGATATTATAATGGCGAACTGTCTAGGGAAGAGTTGCAGGAACACGACTGGGACCAATACCAAGGCATAAAACCTATAAAATCAGTACAAGACGACCTATTACATGGCGATGACGACCTAATTAAGATGACTGTACGCATAAGTTATCTAGAAGACATGGTTTATGCGTGCGAAAGTATCATGAAATCAATCTCAGGTAGAGGTTGGGACATTAAAAACTCCATTGAGTGGAAAAAATTTATATCTGGTGCCTAAAATAACAATAGAAAAAGCGAGCAACATACATATTCGTTGCTTTTCCGATCCAGGCACTGAACAGGAGCTGTCTGACTACTTCACATATTCAGTTCCAGGAGCACAATTCACTCCACAGTTCAGATCTCGTCTCTGGGATGGAAAAATACGACAATATGACAGAATACGACACACATTATATCTTGGATTATACAAATATGTAGAAAGATTTGCAGTTGAACGAGGTTATGAGATAGAATGTAAGGATTTAATCGTTATAGACCGAAAAATACCCTTTGAAGAGGTAGAAAACTGGGTAGATTCACTAGATTTAGCATCTAAGGGGTCAAAACTCTCCGTGAGGGAGTATCAGACTGAAGCTATACATAAAGCCATTAATGACCAAAGAACACTCCTAGTGAGTCCTACAGCGAGTGGAAAATCATTAATTATCTATTCAACTCTGCGATACTTACTCAATATGGGTAAAAAAGCAATAATCATAGTACCAACGACTTCATTAGTAGAACAACTCTATAAAGACTTCCAAGACTACTCATCCATCAATGGGTGGGATGTAAATCATCATGTACAAAAACTATATTCAGGATTTACAAAAGATATTACGAGTGATGTATTAATTACAACATGGCAGTCAGTTTATAAACAACCAAGACAATGGTTCTCTCAGTTTGATGTATGTTTCGGAGATGAAGCACATCAATTTAAAGCAAGATCCCTTACGACCTGTATGGATAAATTAATTAATTGCGATTATAGAATAGGCACGACTGGTACGATTGATGGAAAGAAAGTTCATAAATTAGTTTTAGAAGGTGTATTTGGACCAGTGTTTGCTGTCACTACTACTAAGCAATTGATGGAAGATAAAAAGGTTGCTGAATTAGATATTACTTGTTTACTATTAAAATACGATGAAACAGATAGAATGGGTAGAAAGAATAACAAGTATGCTGATGAGATGGATTATCTAGTCACTAATGATGCTAGAAATAAATTCATAGTCAACTTGGCTAGTGATTTAAAAGGAAACACATTAGTACTGTACCAATTTGTACAGAAGCATGGAATTCCACTATATGAAAACCTAAATAAAAAGGTAGATGGTTCAAAGGACATCTGGTTTGTTTCAGGCGACACTGTCGTAAAGGATAGGGAAAAGGTCAGAGAAATAGCAGGCGATACAGACAACAATATAATAGTTGCTTCATTTGGTACATTCTCGACTGGCATTAATATACCATCTATCGAAAACATTATTTTCGCTTCACCAAGTAAAAGTAAGATAAGAAACTTACAATCTATTGGTCGAGGTTTAAGATTGAAAGAGGGGAAGGATAGTTGCAACTTATATGATGTTGCGGATGACCTATCTTGGAAAAGTTGGAAGAATCATACATTAAGACACTTTTCTGAACGACTATCTATATACTCCGAAGAAAAATTTAACTACAAGATTGTAGAGGTAAATATATGAACAAGAACTTAATTAAAGAAGACGATCAGTTTGTTTTGGTTAAGTTAGCATCAGGCGAAATGCTTGTCGCTACTCTAAGACAACACACCGAAGAAACACTTTCGGTTGAGTATCCCTTTGAATTAAGAATACATCAAGATAAAAGAAAAGACCAGATAGTTGATGTCACTGCTGCTGCACCATTCTGTGGTTTCGCAGAAGATAGAAAGTTTACCTTTAAGAAATCAGATATTATGTTTACTAAACAACTACACACCTATTCTATACCATTTTATATCGAACTAGTTGAAGAATATGAAAAACTAATAGATGTTCCAGTACCTAAAAAGAGTCTCTTTGAAACTCAAGAGATGTTAAGGAAGACTGCTTCCGACATGATTGAAAGAAACAAAGATATATTAGGAGAGGACAGATACGAAGATACTAGTGAAATAATAGACGCATTATTAGGTATTAAGAAGGATACGATACATTGATAAGTATAACAATTCCAGCAAAACAATATATGCAAGCAAGACTTGAGAAGTCTGGCATGAAGTATGCACGACTCGCCCTCGATGGTGGAGGTTGTGCTGGGTTTACTTATAAGTGGGAAGAAACAAATACAGTCGAGGATGGTACACTAATCGAGGATATAATTATAGTTGATAAGACTGCTGAATTATATGTACTAGGATCTGAGATTGATTATAAGGAAGATTTCGCAGGATCGCATATCGAGATTATAAATCCGAATGCTACTGGAAGTTGTGGTTGTGGTGAAAGTGTCGGTTTCTAATATAATACTCTACTCTATTACTTAACCCCCTACACCCCATACTCTAACTTTAAAAAACTTAAAAGTAAAGCAATTTTAAATAATTTTTTTAATAGTTTACTTTTAAGAAAACTTTATATAGAATAACTTATTATGAATGGAGAAATACATGGCAGTTTCTAAGAAGAAGCCACAACATTATGTTGATAATAAAAAGTTCTTGCAAGCATTGAAAGATTACAAGCAAGACTGTTTAAAGGCAAAAAAAGCAAAAGAAGATAAACCAAGAATCCCAGAGTATATTGGAGAATGTTTATTAAAGATTGGTACACACCTTTCATATAAACCAAACTTCATAAACTATACTTATCGGGAAGATATGATTTTAGATGGTGTTGAAAATTGTATTCAATATATACATAACTTCGATCCTGATAAATCAGCAAACCCTTTCTCATATTTTACGCAGATTATATTTTATGCTTTCTTACGAAGAATAAAGAAAGAGAAAAAACAAACCTATGTAAAACAAAAACTAATTGCTGAAATGGATGTTGACGCATTTATGGAAGCAGGGGAAGATGCTGAAGGAACGAATGCTTATATTGAATATATGAAGAAGAACCAAACTCTAGACCCATATTTTGAAGCAAAAGAAAAAAAGAAGAAAGAAAAAAAGTCCACACCCATCTCTGATGCGTTGGATGATGTGAATGAGTAAAGTTGCGATTATTACAGATCTACACTTTGGTGCTAGAGGTGATGCCACTACATTTGTAGATTACATGGATAAGTTTTATACAAATACATTCTTTCCTACATTGAAAGAAAGAGGTATCAAGACAATATTAAATCTTGGCGATACATTCGATCGCCGAAAATACATTAATTATCATTCGTTAAAAAGATCTAGACAGTTCTTTTTCGACCCTATTAAAGATGCTGGTATGAACATGTGGATGTTAGCTGGTAATCACGATACCTATTATAAGAACACCAACGATACTAATTCTATCGACTTACTATTAAATGATTATCAAAATATTACTACCATACCTGAAGCGATGGATATAACAGTTGATGGTCGTGAAATTTTTATGCTACCATGGATATGTACTGATAACTATGAAGAGAGTATGAAAAGAATGCAGGACTCTACTGCTGAAATATGTATGGGACATTTAGAGATATCTGGTTTCGTTATGCATAGAGGTGTTAAGTCACATGGTGGTTTAAATAGAGAAAGATTTAATAAATTCGCTCTAGTTTATTCTGGGCATTATCATCATCGCAATAACGATGGTCATGTATATTATCTCGGCAATCCTTATGAATTGACTTGGTCAGACTATAAAGACCCTCGAGGATTCCATATATGGGACACTGAGACCATGAATCTAGAATTCATACCTAACCCCTACACCATGTTTGAAAGGGTTGAATATGATGATGCAAATAACTCCTATGATGATTATGATGCTACTATTATGGCTGACAAGTATGTTAAAGTGATTGTTGCTAATAAAACAGACTTTAATAAGTTTGATTCTTTTATGAAGAAGATATATAAGGCAGGTCCACACGATGTAAGGATTATAGAAGATTTTAATGAGTTTAAAGATGGCGAAATAGATGAAGAATTAAATCTAGAAGATACTATGAATATTTTGAATAGTTATGTTGAAAGTGTTGAAACGACAGTTGATAAAGAAAAGGTAAAAGGATTCCTTAGAGGACTGTATGCTGAAGCACAAACCCTTGAGAGCGAAACTGCTGAATGATTACATTTGAGAAGATTAAGTGGAGGAATCTACTTAGTACAGGAAATGCTTGGACGGAAGTAGATCTTAATCGTTCTACTACCACATTAATTGTAGGAAAGAATGGCGAGGGTAAATCAACTATTCTTGATGCATTAATGTTTTCATTATATGGAAGACCTTTTCGTAAAGTAAAGAAAGACCAACTTGTTAATAGTATTAATGGAAAAAACTTAGAAGTTGAAATAGAATTTAATGTAGGTGGAAAACATTATAAAGTATTAAGAGGTGCAAAACCCAATAAGCTAGAAATATTTGCTGATGGATTAAAGTTAGATTCTTTTGCAAGTAATGCTGACACTCAAACTTATTTACAAACACAAATTATAGGATTTGCCTGGAGAACTTTCAGCAAGATGGTTATTCTGGGTTCAGCTAGTTATCAACCATTTATGCAGATAGGTGGCTGGAATAGACGACAAGTTATTGAAGACATATTAGATATTCGTATTTTTAGTACGATGAATGAATTACTTACTGAACGAATTAAAATAACTAAAGAGCAATTGACTACTGCTCATAATAGAATAGAAGTATGTAGAGCAAGTGTAGATGCTCAAAAAGAATTACTTGATGCATTAAGTAATGTTAAAGAAGAAGCTATTGAAAAGATAAATAAAAAGATACTTGCTAACGAAGAAGAGTCTAAAGGTATAAGCGAAGCCATTGAAGTAATTTTAGAAGAAGTGGAAAAACTAAGTATATCTATTAATGATACTGAACAGGTCAATACTGATTTAGAAGAAGCTAAAAAACTATTGGCACAATATGATAATAAACAATCAGGTATTACTAATGATATTGCATTCTTTGAGAATAATGATGAGTGCCCACAATGCCAACAAGGTATAGAGCATGACCATAAGAATAATATTCTTACTCAATTGAATGTTAAGCTAGGCAAAGCCAGTGGAAACTTATTATCACTTTCTCAGGCTCTAGAAAAGCTAAATAAAAGATACGAGGAGATTGCGTCTATCAACAAGACTATAATGGGCAAGAACTCAGAAGTAAGTGCTCTCAACCAATCACTCAGCCTTATAAGTAAAAACAATAAGGAAATGGTAGAAGAACAATCGAATCTAAATATAGATGATGATAATGTTGTAAATCAAAAAGCCAAACTGAAGGAGTTAGCAACTTCGGCAGTTGAAGCTGTAGAGGAAAAAACTAACATTGAAGAACAAAAACAAATCGAAGATGTATCAAAAACTCTTCTTGCAGATACTGGAATTAAGACAGAAATTATTCGCCAGTATTTGCCCATCATTAACAAACTCATTAATAAGTATCTACAAGCTATGGATTTCTTCGTTCACTTTGAACTTGATGAAGATTTCAATGAAACAATTCGTTCACGATACAGAGATGAGTTTACTTATGACAGCTTCTCAGAAGGAGAAAAGTTGAGGATAGATCTTGCAATACTATTTACTTGGAGACAAATAGCCAAGATGAAGAATTCAGTAAATACCAATCTGCTCTTATTAGATGAAATATTTGATAGCAGTATGGATAACAGTGGTACTGACTTGTTCCTACAAGTATTAAATGAAGTTGGTGAAGGAACAAATGTTTTCGTTATATCTCACAAAGGGGATCAGCTTTTTGACAAGTTTAGATCGGTTATTAAATTTGTTAAGAAGAATGATTTTTCATCAATACAAATCGGAGGATAATTCATGAACGCACAAGCACACCTAATGGAACAATATAATAAACTTAATTATGAACACTCGGAACTACACAAAGAAGTTGAGAAATATAAATTTGATACAACCCAACTAAAAGAATTAAAACTAAAGAAACTAGCAGTCAAAGATAAATTGACATTAGTATCGGAGAAATTAGGTATAAGCTAAAATGAATATATTAGATAATGTAAAAGGTGAATTAATACCATGGGACGATCCTCTACTTACCAGTGAACAAGATGACTGGAAGTTTGAGGAGTACCCAATGGAAGAAGCAGCAAAACTTGGACTCTTATTAATCGAGACTTCAAGAAAGTTAAATGGTGCTGGACTATCTGCAAATCAAATAGGATTACCATATAAAGTTTTCGCACTAACTGCTGAAGAACAAATGGACTTGCCAGCCATGGCAATTTTTAATCCTGAAATATTAGAATCATCAGAAGATAAAACATCTATGACAGAGGGATGCTTATCCCGACCAAATTTATGGCTAATGGTTTCACGACCAAGAGTTATTAAAGTCAAGTATTTTACATTCAAAGGTGAAGAAATCAAGACGACCCTTTCTGGGTATGTTTCACGAGTATTCCAACATGAGTATGACCACATGATTGGGATAGACTTTACTCAACGAGTCTCGAGAGAGAAATTAAAAAGAGCAATTAAAAAACTAAAAAAAGACGCAAAAAGAGGAAGAACAACTCAAGTAATTAGAGGAAATTTCAATCCCTAGTTATAAGTCCTTGTTTTTATATAACAAAAAAGTATAAAAAAAGGTGAAATAATGCTTTACTTTTGCATCAAAATTTAGTAGAATACTTGTATTGAATAATTAATTGAGAGGTAAATCGTGAATAATTCAAAAGATGTATTAGCAAAATTACTTAGCACCGAGGATGTCCATGTCGTTCGTGCTAAAGTTCCAACTGCATCATTCGATGTAGTGGGTAGAACATTGACTCTACCAACATTCGTAAACTTAGATGAAAATGTAGAAAATCTTATGATTGGTCATGAGGTCGGTCATGCTCTACATACTCCTGCTAAAAAAATTATGAATGATAAAGCATTTGATGATAAGCTAGTAAAAAATTATGCTAATGTTATTGAAGATGTTCGTATTGAAAAACTAATTCAAAAACAATATCCTGGATTGCGTACTGACTTTATTGCTGGGTACAAACTTCTTGCTGATAATGACTTCTTTCAGATTGGTGATAAAGATGTAAACTCTCTCAACTTAATTGATAAAATTAATCTTTATTTTAAAATCGGTCTTAAGTCTGGTATCAAATTTTCTAAAGAAGAATTTGCAATTGCTTCTAGAGTTGATTCTTGTAAAAACTTTGATGAGGTTGTGGCACTTGCTAAAGAGTTAGCCGAGTATGCTCGTGATAAAAAGAAAAAAGAAGAAGAGAAAAAAGCTGAACAATATCAAGAAGCACAAAACGATCTTGATGATTTAGATAATGAAGAAGAAATGGAAGAGCAAGAGTCTGATGATTTTGATGATGATGAATATGAAGAAGGCGATGCTCCAGAAAATGATGATGAAGAAGAGACTGTTGCTAAAGATGAAGAAGATACTAAGTCTAGATCTGGAGCTGGTGAGCATCAAGCTGAAGAAACTCCTCCAACTTTTGATGAGAGAGAATTAGAATCAGCTACTCAGGATGCTCTTGATAAAAGTATGGAAGACCATGCTCAACTTGATAATAAAATTTTTAGAACTCTTGATATTCCTGAATATCCTTATGGTACAGATCCTATTATTACTTACAAGCAAATCTTAGATATGCTTACTAAGATTCCTGAAGGACAGCCTACTGATAAGTGGGGTGACCCAGTTGATGCTAACGATCCTGAGTGTGTCACTAAACAATCTGTTCTTGATAGAATCAATGGTGATGACCATGTTATAAATGATAAAGGTCATTACGATTATATCTATATGTTTGACAGATATGATGAGTGCCGACCTTATCTTGGTGCTACATCTGGTGCTTACTATAAAGAAGATTATGATAACTTCATGAACAATATTAAGTCTGATATTGATTATATGGTAAAAGAGTTTGAGATGAAAAAATCTGCTCAAAGATATGCTCGTACTGAAACTGCTAAGTCTGGTCAGTTAAATGCTAACAAATTATATAACTATAAACTGTCTGAAGATTTATTTAAAAGAATACAAGTATGTTCTGATGATAAAAATCATGGTTTCATTATGGTGGTTGACTGGTCTGGTTCTATGCACTCTATTATGAGAGATACTATCAGACAAGTAATTGTATTATCTACTTTCTGTCGTAAAGTAAATATTCCTTTTGAAGTTCTTGCTTTCTCTAATCATGATAATTCTTATAATGAAAAAGATCCTTTGACTGAAGGTAAAAAAGATATCATGAGAAAGTTTGCTGAAAAACTAAGAGAAGAAAATACTGCTTACATGCAAAGACAAGAAATGTGGTATTACCAGCTTCTTACTAATGATATGAACCAAAAAGATTTTGATTGTATGTGTTATATGCTACACTCTCATGTATGGCATTACTCTCGTGAGTTAGCATTATCTGGTACTCCTTTGAGTGAAGCACTTGAAGTTGCTGTTGGTTATACTGGTAGATTTGTCAAAAAACATAATATTGATAAAATGAACTTTATAACTTTGACTGATGGAGCAGGATGGTCTAGAGGTATGCAATGCAACCATGAGAAACTAAGAAACATGGGTGTTGAAACCAAATGGAGTGTGAAACGAGTTGATACTCTTGTAGATCCTGTGACTAAGAAACATTATAAAGTCTCTGACAAACATGAAATGGGTGGCTCTCCTTATGACTATGCATATCTTGATATGATTAAAACAAGATATGGTGCTTCTACTATTGGTTATTTCCTTGGTAGAAATACTCAACAAGGAATTGGTGAGTTCGCTAGATATAATATCAAAGACTCTGATAGATTTGATAGAGATGCTTCTAGAGTTCTTATTCGTAGAAATAATGGCTGGGCATCTTTCTCTGAAGGAACTGGTCGTGACGAGATGTTCTTCCTTGATATTAAAAAACTTAATCCAGCAAATGCTGAGATTTCTATCGATGGTCAAAAGTCTGCTGCCCAGATTGCTAGGCAGTTCTCTAAAGGTCTAAAACAAAATAGACAATCGAAAGTATTAATGAGTACATTCGTAGAAAGGGTAGCATAATGATGAATGATTTAAAACCTTTAATCTTAGGATTAGCGATCGCAATGTTTGCGGTGGGTATGATTATATGGTTAAGTCCATATGGCAGTCAACATGAACCATGGGAGATGATGCAATGGCTTTACCGATAGACACTACTAACGAAGAATCGCAAAAGTTAAAAGAAAAGATTAAACAAAGAAGAAGTCAGATGTTAGTTCATTCCTGCATATATTATGAGATGGATGAAAGTATAGTCGATGACCATACTTGGCAGAAATGGGCTGACGAACTTACATCGTTGCAAAACGATAATCCCCTGCTTTGTACCATAGATTTCTATGACGAAGCATTTGCTCGGTGGGATGGATCCACTGGTCATCATTTACCTCTCAAAGACGAGTGGGTTCAAAGCCGAGCAAACCTCTTAATAAATGCTAAAAAGGAAGGACACGGCACAACATTATGAGAAAAGAGAAAACCCCACCACCATCTAAAAAATTAAGATACCATGTAAAAAGACTTGGTAAAAAATTTCAAGTAATTGAAAATGGTGGTGACATACAAAATAAAATTATTGTATATTGCGATACTAAAAAAGAAGCATATGCAATTGCGAAAACTCAAGGCAGTACTCAACAGTGGCAACACAATGGTGGTATTCCTTTATTTCTTTGCTCAGGAAAAACTTAATGTATTCAGGTCATAGAGCAGTCATTGGAATTTTAACAAGTACGCATCAAACAAAATTTGATGTATTACGATGTATGGAGTCATGTCAAGGATATCCTATATGGGTACATGATAATTCTAATGATAACTTTCATATTGACCTGATGAAGAATGCAGTAAAAGATAAATGCCATTATTTTTCCTCTAGTGTATCTAATGGTATGCCAGGACTTGGTAAAAATAGAATGATGCAACACTTTGGTATGGATACTAATTTAAGATTTTTTGACTATTGTTTTATGATAGATGGCGATGATGTTTGGGGTGATACTATGCCCAAACTATTTAAAAAACAATTTACAGGTGACTTCTTATTTACTTCTGGTGGTAAAATGGAATGGCAAGGAGAAACTTTAAAAGCAGATGGTACAGTACTAGCACAAAAGATAATGGGAGAACTAGAAGAAGAATTTAAAAGACCTGATACATGGATTGCTACAATGCTTGAGATGGAAGAAATGGTAAATAAATTTTATCAGCATCCTAAGAATGAGAAAGGTACATTAAATAGATTGATTGGCTTTCATAAAGGATCGTATCATAAATTAAAATTTAAAGAAGATCTTAAAGTTGGTGAAGATATTATCTTTATGATGGATGCCTATATGATGAATAAACGAAAAGAATTAAAACTACAATATATTCATGATGATGAATTATATAGATATATGCCAAATGAACGAGGACTGTATATGTATTCTTTCACAAGACCAAAAGAAAAATGGATTGAAACTTTTAAAAGTTATCTTCCACCAAAAGCACCGAGAAAAAAAATTAAAGTTGATTGGGTAGAATGACATACATAGTTCCAAAAAAAGTTTATTACATTCACATTCCTAAGACAGGTGGGACAACTGAGAAATATAGTTTGATTGAAAAGTATGGCGATGAGTTTCAAGAAGTACCAACAGGAAAACATAGTCCTTATGATGAAATGTATAAAGATTATGATTGTATCTATACGCATGTAAGAAATCCACATAATAGAATGTTATCTATGTATTTGTTTTATTATGAACTTCAATATATGCCACAGAAATATATATCGCCTGATAGAATTGAATTTCAAATTAGTGAACATAAACAAACGATAGGATTAAATGCTACAGAACTCTTTATGAAGAATCCAAGTAAGTTTGATAAAATGCTTTTTAATAAATTAAACATTCTTACTAAAGATCCTAATACAGAAAACTATTGTCGTTGGTTAGAGATTATAGGAAAAGCAAATAAAGAGATGGATGAATATTTTGTATATCGCCCATGGCTACAACAAAACTTATGGATTAAATCTAATGTAGTCGCAAAAAAGATTGAAGATGAAAACTATGATGTTCATCTCAATACTACCACTAGAATGCCAGAGCATAGTGATAGTGAATATATTGATGCTGGCAAAACTTTAATTGAAGATCTTTATAAAGAAGACTTTGATTTATTTAACTACTAAGTTGAGACAATGAAAAAGTTTAAATTTTATTTAGAGATTATTACCTGCTTCTTTATTATAGCAGGTGTAATAAAACACTACCATTAACAAAGGAGAAATATATTATGGGAAAACATTTGAAAACTAGTATGGATGAAAAGGTTATAGATTATCTTGCCATCGAACTTTGGAGAGTAGATCCAAATAATAAAGTGCTTCATAAATTTATGAGTATGAAGAATGAAGAAGGATATCATATTAAAAAGACTATTTTAGAATATGATAAAACTAAAGAAATGCCTGTCCATTATAACACTGATGGGACCTGGAAAGAGCCATCTGGACAGATATCTTTCAATAATTTTTTGGCTGAAAGCAAATAAAGGTTATAAGTCATTGTTTTTTAATAACAAAATAAACTAAAAAAAAGTGAAATAATGCTTTACTTTTGGGTCAAAATTTAGTAGAATACTTGTATTGATAATTAAAAAAGCGAGGTAAAATTATATTATGACAAACTTATCAAAACAAACTGCATTTATTGAAAAAGCATACGAGCTCTTTCCTGAAGTTGCAGTGAGTCAAGAAATGACTCAAGCACAGGTTCTGGCTGTTAGAAAGTCAGGTACTCCAGTTCCAGGCATAGTCTGGGAAAACAAAGTTGCAGGTGCTTCCCCAGCACTCTATGTAATTCCTGGAGGTTCTATAACAAAACCAGTAGCAAATACTGTAGCTGAAACTGAAGTGCCACCAAAAGTGGTTCCTTTGAAATCTTCTGCTTTATCTTCTACTGTGGATAGAGATAGTTTAATCCCAGCTGTGGATCCTAACTATGTTGCTTTCGGAAACTACACCGATCTAAATCATATTGTTAGATCTGGTATGTTCTATCCTTCTTACATTGCTGGTCCAACTGGTAATGGTAAATCTACGACTATTGAGCAAATCTGTGCTAAGCAGAAAAAACCTCTTATTCGTGTCAATCTTAATACTATGACTGATGAAGACCAATTGATTGGTTCTAAAACTTTGGTTGATGGTAATGTTGAGATTGTTGAAGGTCCAGTTGTTATCGCAATGAGATTTGGTATTCCACTTCTTCTTGATGAGATTGATGCTGGTGGAGCAAATACTCTACTTTGTTTACAACCTATCCTTGAAGGAAAACCATTTTATTTCAAACTAAAAAATGAAATGATAACTCCTGCTAAAGGATTTAACATCTTTGCTACTGCAAACACTAAAGGTAAAGGATCTGATGATGGTAGATACATCGGGACTAATGTTCTTAATGAAGCATTCTTAGAAAGATTTGCTGTCACTTTCAACCAACCTTATCCTAACCAAAAAACAGAGTTGAAGATTGTTGAAAATCTTCTTAACCATTATGAGTGTAAAGACTCTGGTGACTTTGCTTCTAACTTAGTTAAGTGGGCAGAGGTTGTTCGTAAGACTTTTGATGATGGTGGTTGTGATGAAAACATTACGACTAGAAGATTGACTCACATTGTGAGAGCATTCTCTATCTTCAAAAAAGAAGCTAAAGCGATTGAGCTGTGCTTGAATAGATTTGATGAAGTCACTAAAATGGCTTTCTTAGATCTTTACTCTAAGATCTCTGCTGGGGAAGATTTACTTCCTGAAGCAGCAGAGGTTGAAGAAGATAGAAATCCATATACATCTGAATCGGAGGGTATATAATGTCAGACTTAGTTGAATATTATTCACTAACAAAGTTCCAAAAGAGGTGGGTAGATAACATGATAGAGATCTACCCAGACCTCTCATCTGGTGGTGCAATAACATTGGAACAATGTACTGAAGGAATTGTTAAGCTGAAAGCAAAACATGAAGCTGATAAATCCTTTCCTAAAATTGGCACACCTAACTGGAATTATAAGATTAACAAGATCGACAAAGGCATCTATTTCTTTCCTGCTCCAAATGCGGATCCTGAAATGGCGATTCGTGAAGCAGATGATATTAGAGTTTCTCGTTTACCAGCACCAAAGTTTGTCATAAAAGACGAGGAAGATGTGGACTTTGTCCAGGAACTGAAGGACTTCGGTATTAATATCGAAACTACTAAAGAAGATGGCACTTCAGTTCCTGACTTGAGGAATTCATCTGTTATTGACTGACGATAGCTGATGATAGAAAGGGAAGGACTGCCATCTCCTTCCCTTTTGCTATTAGAGTGGTAGGACTCATGGTGAAACTGGATATCACACTAGTCTTCTAAACTTGTATTACAGGTTCGAGTCCTGTTGAGTTCGCCACTTTACTTTTAAGTTTTTTTAATATAAGATTGATAATATGAATAAAAAAGATGAGATCCCCTATAAATTTTCTGAAGACGAACTAATAAATGAATTTAAAAAATATATTGATAAGACCTATGGTGGTCACTATTCAAAAAACTCTTTTCAAGCAAGTGAGTTTATAATTGATTGTGGTCATGGTATGGGATTCTTTATGGGCAATGTACTGAAGTATGCCCAAAGGTATGGTAAGAAAGATGGATTTAATCGATCTGACATATTTAAAATACTTCACTATGCATTGATGGCATTACATCAACATGATAAAACTAACAAGGAGAAATAATTATTATGAAAATTTCGAAAGAAACATTGAGTGTCCTTAAGAACTTTGCTACCATAAATGGCAATATTCTAATAAAAGCTGGAGATCGTTTATCAACTATCTCTGCACAAAAAAATGTTATGGCTTCCACTTCTGTCAAAGAAAGTTTTGATAGAGAGTTTGGAATCTATGACTTAAATGAGTTCTTGGGTGTGTACAGTCTGTTTGACGCAGATCCCGAACTTAACTTTGATGAGAAGTTTGTCACTGTGGCAAATGGTAAATCTAAAGTAAAATATTATGCTGCAGATCCATCTGTGTTGGCATCGCCTACCAAAGATGCTTTGCCTGTAGATGAAGATATTAAATTCGATCTTCCTCGTAGCATGTACGATATGATTATGAAGACATCATCTGTTTTAAGATCTAATGATATTAGTATCATTGGTTCAGATGGTAAACTATCTGTTGTCGTAGCTGATAAGAAGAATGCTACATCTAATTCCTGGGATGCTATTCTAGGTGATACTGATAAAGACTTTAAAGTTAATTTCAGGATCGATAATTTTAAGATGTTAGATGGTGATTATGAAGTCACTATATCTAAAAAGAGAATCTCGAAGTTTGCTTCTAAGATGAATGACTTGACTTATTTCATCGCAGTTGAAGCTGATTCTACTTTTGACTTTTAATTATTAATGGAATTTATATTATGGAAAACCAATTTCTGTGGGTTGAAAAATATCGACCACAAACTATTGATGAATGCGTCCTTACCGAATCATTAAAGGATACATTTAAAGAGTTTATTGCAAGTGGGCAACTGCCGAACTTTCTGTTCTGTGGTACTGCTGGTGTAGGTAAGACTACAGTGGCGAAAGCACTCTGCAATGAAGTCGGTGCTGAGTATCTGTTTATTAATGGTTCAGAGGAATCTGGCATTGATGTGATACGAACAAAAATCAAAAACTTTGCTTCGTCTGTTTCCCTAACAGACTCAAAGAAAATTGTTATTCTTGATGAAGCAGATTATCTGAATCCAAACAGTACTCAGCCAGCACTTAGAGCATTTATCGAGGAGTTCTCAGGGAACTGTCGATTTATATTCACATGTAATTTTAAGAACAGGATTATTGAGCCACTTCATTCTAGATGTGCTGTTATAGAGTTTAGAACTACTGCTAAGGATAAACCAGCAGTTGCTACTTCCTTTTATAACAGGGTAGAGGGCATTCTAAAGGGAGAGGATATTAAGTTTGAGCAGAAAGCTGTTATTGAACTTATACAAAAACATTTTCCTGACTTTCGTAGAGTATTAAACGAACTACAAAGATATTCAGTATCTGGTATTATAGATTCTGGTGTCATGACTAATGTAAGTGACGAGTCTTGGAATAATCTATTCCTATTACTTAAAGACAAAAACTTCAAAGATGTTCGTAAGTGGGTCACTAAAAATAGTGATATTGAAACAACCCAATTATTTTCTGATTTATTTAATAATGCTAATGCAAAATTAAAGCCAGACTCAGTACCACAGCTGGTATTGATATTGGCTGACTATCAATACAAAGCAGCATTTGTCGCTGACCATGAACTTAATAAAATGGCAGCACTTACAGAGATAATGGCATCCTGTAAGTTTAAATAATGGCAAATCCATTTCTCTACATAAACAATATCACCAACGACAAGAAGGATTTATTTAAGGATAATCCACTTGCCGAAAAGGATTATGCACCCTTTATTGTCAATCGTGGACTAGGATATTATCCTGATACAATCATGCAGGCAAACATGATGAATCGCTATCATGATATCCCAAGGTCTTGGCAATACTATTTTTTACTAAATACTATTGAAAAAGGCAAAAGGTTTTCGAAGTGGCATAAGCAAGATAAACAGACCGAGTCCTTAAAACTGGTTATGGAATATTATGGATATTCTCCAGAAAAGGCTCGTCAGGTGATGGATATATTAACAACTGACCAGATGAGCATTATTGAACAAAAATTAAATAAAGGTGGTAAATAAAAATGTCAGTTGAGATGATACATTACGATTGGTCTCCAGAGTCTATGTTAGAAGTGACTCTGCCAGAACCAGATAACTTTCTGAAAGTGAGAGAAACCCTTACAAGAATCGGGATATCTTCCCGAACAGAAAATAAATTATTCCAGTCTTGCCATATACTTCATAAACAAGGCAAGTATTTCATAGTACACTTCAAAGAACTATTCGCATTAGATGGTAAAGAATCTAATATTGCTAATAACGATATAGAGCGAAGAAACACGATAGCTGTATTACTACAGGATTGGGAGCTCTTAAAAATTGTTAAATCTGAGCAAGCAGAGCCAAAAGCATCCTTGTCTCAGATAAAAGTTTTATCCCATAAAGATAAATCTTCTTGGGAATTAGTGCCTAAATATAATATTGGCAAGAAAAAATAAGGAGTTTAAATGGCTGACGCAAAAATTAGTGAATTACCAGTATTAGCGACTCCAGAGTCTATAGACAAATTACTGGTTGTTGACACTTCTGAATCTACTACAAAACATATTACATATGGAAACTTAGTATCTGCACTGCAAGGTGCAAATGTGACATTGGCATCACTAGGTGATGTTGATACGACTGGTGTTTCTAATGGGCAAGTATTAAAATACAATGCTTCTGCTAGTGAATGGCAACCTGGATCCGATACAGCTGGTATCTTATATACTGACTTATCAGCGATTAATGCTTCAGCATCAGGTGGAGGATCTCTAGCATTTAATAATGTCACAGGTGTATTTACTAACACTCCTGCCGACCTATCAACTTTCATAACAGCATCATCTTCTGATGCTCTTACTAATAAGACTGGTAATATTTCAATGTTCACTAATAATAGTGGATATATTACTGCATCTTCATCTGA